GGGCGCGCAGCCGGCTGACTGCGCTAATTTCAAAGTCAACTCCAGTCCCTATTATACGCCCGGGCCTGGTAACCGCCAGTTGAGACGGGCTTTTACTGTAGCTCAGTGACACAAGCCGTGTGTCGCGGCCCGATTTTAAGGATCGGAAACCCTCTCTACGTCTGCCAAGTGCAGACCGCCCGAACTATGTACATGGGCAACCACCTATATGTGGGGGGAGGAGATTTTGTTTGGTCCCAAGGTGGGTTATTCGTGTGTTAGGCCACTTTGGCTCCACCGGGGTTGAGGGGGGCGTAATCGCCGTGTAGTGTATCATGGGCCCGCTACCTATGTCGCTTGGGTGATCAGCCCATTAAACCTGTCTATGACAGTGCCATCGCCGTGTGTTGTGCAGGAAGGAAGGCCTGGAGTCCACGGATAGTAAGGCTAGGGGCGGCTGCATGTTACACTACATGCTCCTCGTTAATTTAACCATTGGCAGATCGATTTAATGACCGACATCAATGGGATCTGGCAGCAGCGATACTTAGCGCTGGCCGGTTGTGTTGTTGTCCCTGTGCACCTCAGGGCCCAGTTCATCTGGGTGGTGGCTATCGATACTTGACCTCAGACTCCCGTGTGGGGCACGGGCCACCAACTGCGTGGACTTTTCCGCAAAGGTGAGGGGCGGGTAGCGCATGGATTGACTGCCCCTGGTCGTGGTTCCCATATCGTTCGTCATCGCGGCGTGTAGGTACCGCGTGCGCTGGCTCAAGTCCCGGAGTTGGGATAGGATGTTGTGACGTTGTATCGCCACATCCTCCGGTTGTGTCGGCAGGTAGGACTGCGCCCTCTCCTCTATGACTGGCTGCCACATGGAGTAGAGAGAGAAGGCGCTCGCCCCTTGCTCCAGTCGTACCCCCTCTAACTGGGTTACTAGACTGAAGCACCGAGGGGCATTCATGGCTGAGTCGCTCAAAGGAATGGAATAGTTCGGATAGAAAGCGACCAGCCGGGGTCCCGAGGACAAGGGTATACACACCTTCTGGCCCGTCCCGATCGGTTCCAGACCTGGGAGGGCGGTGTCGTGCACCCAAATCACTGCTTGTCCCGGCGACGTGTCTGGCACGTGCGGAACGAACACTATGACGAGCTTCTCGATAAACAGCATGCCCCCGGTCTTCTTGGTACGCCAACGGCCGCTGAAAAAGCGGCTCAAAGTAAGCTGGCGCCGGGGGGGGTAGAGCGGAGTGTGGGTAAGCGTATTGGTGCCACGGACTGGGACCATAATCCCAAGCCCTAGCTCTCGCAGTTCGTCCACTGTTGTTTCTCCGTGCAGGAGGTTGATGAGTTCTCCTGTTGTAGATGCTGTCTTGCTCAATTCCATCGTAGATTATTCTGAATGTCATGGAATTGCCCTTCCTGCATTGCCTGCTGCAGGGTTGACGAAAATTGGGGGCAGGCCCCTCATGGATCAGCCACAATCCATGACCAAATCACTTGGCTTCCCCTCTTGCAAGATTCGGTGGGGGCTGGCTGACTGGTTGGGAATCACCCAACCGCGGGACGACTCCCGCAAGCTACGCTTCGATGTGTGGGAGGTAGAGTCCACCGTAAATGGGGAACTCAACCTGCGCTGTACTCTCTACAGTTGTTAGGTCTTGGCAACCCGAGTCCAACTCCTTGTATCTACTGTCTGGTGTAAACCAGTCATTGAAGTCGTGACTCTGCGCAACTTGGCAAACTGAGCTACCCTTAGGGTTACCCATCTTATCATAAATGCCCTCCAGAGCCACTTGCATGGCTGGGCTGATGCCAAAAGCGCTAGCGAACGATAGTCTACCCTCCGGAGTAATACGTTTGGAGGCGCTGTCCATCCCAAGGGACAAGTAGACCATTCCGCACTTAAACAGGGGGTGTTTATCAACATTAGACCCCCTTGTGCCAATCCTACACAGCCATTTGTAAAAGCTGTGGAGTACAGGTATGCCTCCTGCTAAGGCCAATCCACACGTGCCGATTGCATCCCACCAGTATAGTAGTTGTTCCCAAGATATTACACTACACAAGTCTTTAGCTATAGAGTTTACCTGCCTGACCATTCTCCATTGGGTGCCATCAAATACAGGCTGGGTCTGGCAAAACTCGATCTGCTCTAGCTTAAAGACTGGGGCTTCCACCTTCATACTGAATCCGAGATCTTTAAAGTAAGGCTTGACGGCTCTCTGGAATTTGGAGAGATGTTCCTTATCGAAAATTACTATACAGTCATCTCCATTGTCCATTAGTTCATGGGGAATCTCGAGCCTCTTGCATAGTTCTCTGGTCATCGGCACCATAAGAACGCAGTTGCCTAAGGCCGTGTCCATATCCCCACTCATCCGACATCCTTTGACTTTGTACTTGACCACGCCATCTTTGGCGGTGCCCCTCCCCTTGTTTGTATACATTAACTGGAGGAGGCGGTCAAACTCCGGATCTCTGACAAACCGCTTATACACTTTGTGCGTGAATTTCAAAGCGGCCACACTAACGTGTTGGTCAAACCTGGATGCATCTAATCCGACACAGACTGGGTCTCTAAAAGAGCGCCATTTCTTGGCTATTATATCACCAGTCTGAAAAGCGTTAAACCCCTTTGCTATACAGGGGTGCTTATAAAGCCTGCCTAAGGCTTTGTACAACATTGGTTCCAAGGGTTTGATGAATTTTGCAAAGCATATGTTGAACCTTGGATCTCTCGGCTGGATCACACGGGGCGCTGGGTCCGGTTTGGCTGTGAAGTTGATCTTCTCTGCCTTGATAAAAGTGGACACCCTAGCGTCATCCCTGTTGAATGGTTTTTCATATATGGACTGCATGGCGGTGTTGTACCTGGTCTGTTGGCTACCACTGTAGCTTGCGACTACCTGCTCCATGGTCCATGGGACAACGCGAAACGCTTTAATATCGTCTCGTATAGAGGAGAAGCCGTGTCCGCTCGGTTGGACAGGCTTGGTTCCGACGTTGTCTATGTAAAACACTCTCTCGTTTATTCCACGCACGAGGTTTTTGAGGGAGTTGTTGTGTACTCCATAGTCAGCTAGAGGCCGTACCGCGTCAATCTGGTACGACACTCTACTCACAGGCCGGGGGCGATCAGCCGGCCTGATGGTTAGGGAGGGGGACAATACTTTAGGTATGACACTTGTGCACACCCCCTCCCGAACCAGAACGCCCCCTAGCAAAAATCCTGGACCGGTCCACGGAGGACCAGGTCCAAGAGAGTGGGCGCAAACCACAGTTGCACCGCGAGTTGGGCGAGATAATAGTTCTCGCTCCTAACAGCCCCACATCCCTTGAGGATGTCCCTGGCCACTCTCCCGCCCAATTCGAGGTTGGCGGGATTTTTGCTGCGGTATCCAAACCGCGCCCGGAGCTCCATGGCAACGCTGCTGGCGTCTACAAACGCCATGGAGGGTCCAGCCTCTTGTAACGGGCTGGTGCTGACGCCCTCGTCAGGGCCTTCGACCTTGGTCGGCATCTCCGTAGAGGCATCCACGGTGTTGACGTGGGTTACGTCAACCGCCAGGCTAATCCCAACGGCGCTCGACGATGACGGGACACCATCTGGGCTAGTCCCAGGGTGTACACCCTCCATCGGAGGTGGCACGGCATTCGCACTATGCTCGGCCACAGAGTTACTTGCTGCATGGATATATGCAGGGCAGCAAGTGTCCTCCTCGTCGTCACTTGACTCCGAGGCGTCAGCAGTGGGGTCCGCCATCCGCAGGATGGCGTACACATTCCCCTCACAAGGAATGGGACCCTCAGGTGCTGGGACCACACCGACTCTACGACCACCAAGGCCATCCACTGGAATCACTTCAGTGGCGGGCATGGTGGGAACGGTGCCAGAACAGTTGTTCACGGGGTTATCAACCCCGGTGCTGTTGCCTTGTTGGCTGGTGGGTTCAGCCTCCACATCCCGTGGATCTACATACTGGGCAACTGGTATGTAGACGTCGGTCTCAACACGACCGGTATACCAACGCTCATGCTCAACAGAAAGAGCACGCGTCATCCTCTCCTGGGTGATCAACACCCCCCACTCTGCGCCGTAGAGTTCAGCGCAAACATCCCTATTGTATACGCCCGGGGCAGGGCTAAATTGGGAATCCAAGTGCTTTAATATGCGCTTGAGAAAACTCATGATCGAGATGAGTAAGATTTTC